CTATTTGTTTTACAAGGGGTTTGACTGCATTAAGTAATAGTGGAGTACTGGCAGCAACCAAGCCAATAACAGCAGTAGATACAATAGTAGAAACTTCTGGAATGTACTGATCTTTGAATGCGACGTTCTCATAAATCGTTATACACTCAATACCATCATCACCTCTTTTATGACCAGTAACACGCTCTAGCCTTTTTTCGTTACGAAAATCTCCTACTCTTTGATCATTCTTGTCAGGACATGGAGGAACCACTGGCTCATCTTTTTTATCTTTTGGTATTTCTGCTTGAGGTGGTTTACCTTCTGGTAGTTTTTCTGGTTCGTCATTTACAACAGCAGCTTCCTCAACAATAATTAGTTGATCTGCCTGATAATTCATCGGTATAAAAGACGGATATGGACAGTTACTTACAACTCCATTAGGATCTTGTATTAATAAATTTCTATTACCTGTATTTTTTATATCTCGATGATAATACTTGCACCCAACAGTTTCTACATTGAAAGGTTCATATCCAGGTAAAATTACTTGTGGTATATATACATCAGGTATTTGTATGTCAGGTATATTTATTTCTGGTATTTCCACTATAACGGTAAAGATTTACCTGTTACAGATGGTAATTTTTTATTGATTTGTCCAGGTAATATTGTTTGTACTTCCTTCATTATCTGACTCATAACCCTACTTTTAAATTGTTCTGACGTTACATATTTATAACCAAAGTACGCTCCACCACTCATCGAAGCTACCATTACAAATGAGATGATACTCAAAACATTAGCGACTTTGTTAAACATGGTTAAAGAAGTTCTTAATAAAATGGTAGCACCACTTACATTTATGACGCTACTTCTTCTGGTTGGGTTGATGCCTCTGTATCTGATGGCTGCGATGCTTCGGGTGTCTCTTGAGTCTCCAAAATCTGCTGTTCCAGCAACTTCATCGCACCATTAATTTCATGTAAGGCAATAGTCAAGTTTTGTCTTTCTATCGCCAATTGTTGTAGTTTTTCCTGTAAATTCATTTATTCGTAAACTTTTTTACCATCAGTAATAGCTTTATCTATATCTGTGAATGATTCAGATGTCCAAATAGAAGTTGTTTCATCAAGTTTCTTATAACCCTTGATAATTTCAAGATGCTCTACATTACGCTTGATCTTGTCCTTGTATTCATCATCAGTTTCATCTGATGTCTTGGCGGTGTTGATGACAGTTACACTATCACCAGCAGCAGAGAATATTGCTGCGATTTCATCTGCGGTTCTTTCTTCCATAATTAAGAATAGATTTGTTAATAGTTTACCCTGCTTCGAGGGCTGTGACTTTTGCTGATAATTCTTTGATTGCATTTACTAATACAGGGATTAATTGATCCCCTTTAAATTTAAGATTATTTGAATCTTTGCTATCAATAATCACACTGTCAGAACCTTCTAAAGCAAGAATATCTTGAGCATAGAATCCATATCTCTTGTTACCTGTTTTTTCGTCAGATTCACGATTCTTTCTAAACCAGAATGATTTTGGTTTTAGTTGATTTACAAAATCTAAACCATGAGAAACAACACCATCTTCAATTTTATCTCTTTGATCAGAAGTAACTGTAAAGGCTACTTTTATAAAAGCATTGGTAATACTGTTATTACCTAAACAAACATTGTTGCTCCCTGTGGTGATGTTTCCTGATGGTGAACTAGAATGACCAGCAGCTTTACCTAATAATAAATTATTATCACCAGTAGTAAGAACAATACCTGCATTTAAACCCATAGCCGTATTAGAACCCCCAGTAGTAAGTACTCCTAATGCTTCACGACCTACAGCAGTATTAGAACCCCCAGTGGTACAAGCATCTAAACAGGCAGATCCGATGCCAGTGTTTGTTGCTCCAGTTGTGTTTACTTGCAAGGAATCTTTACCAACAGCGACGTTATTTGCACCTGTTGTATTTGCAGTTAATGCTTCATTACCAACAGCAGTGTTATTAGAACCTGTTGTATTTGAACCTAATGCATCTTTACCAACAGCAGTATTAATTTCTCCGGTTGTATTAGCATCTAAAGCGTTAGCTCCAACAGCAGTGTTATTAGAACCTGTTGTGTTTACCTCTAAAGCACTTCTACCTACGGCTGTGTTGTTATCTGCTGTGGTATTTGCTCCTAAAGCTGCTACACCAAAAGCAGTATTATTTGCTCCAGTAGTATTAGCATCTAAAGCGAAAGCACCTACAGCACTATTTTCACCTCCTGTAGTATTTTCACTTAATGCTGCAACACCTATAGCAGAGTTGTTAGAAGCTGTTGTATTTGCATCAAGAGCAAATGATCCTACCGCTACATTATTTGCTCCTGTAGTGTTCACACCTAAACTGTTATAACCACAAGCAGTATTATCATTTGCAGTAGTATTAGCATCTAAAGCATTTGCACCTACGGCTGTATTCTGCGTTCCAGTTGTGTTAACTCCTAACGCTGATTGACCCATTGCGGTGTTATTAGAAGCTGTAGTGTTCGCTTGTAACGAATTTGTTCCTACAGCAGAATTACTACTTCCAGTTGTATTAGCTAACAAAGCAGAAGAACCAATACCTACGTTATTTCCTCCAGTACTGTTTGTAGCTAAAGCAGCTTGACCAAAGGCAGTATTGTTACTTGCTGTAGTGTTTGCTTGTAATGCCGCTCTTCCTATTGCAGTGTTATTAGTTCCAGAAGTTAATGCAGTTAAAGCATTGTTACCAATTGCAGTATTATTCCCACCACTAACAGAATCATCTAAAGCACTTTCTCCAAGAACAGTATTACCAGCAACAGAGTTTGCTCCTTTACCTATGTTTACAGAGTTTATAGATCCATCTAAAGGAAAAGCGGGTGCTCCAGCAAGACTAAATAAATTTATATGAGCATTATTAGAAGTATTTCTCAACTGCATAATACTTGATGTTGTATTAGCAAAAAATTGGCTAGCAAAATTTGTTGAAGGTGCAGATGATCCAGAATTATTACTTGAAATTGCTAATAAAGCATTATTTATATCAGCCCTGACATTTGCTCCTGTGGAGTTATCTATAACGTAATCGTGTTGTGCCATTTCCTAATCCAAAATTTTCTCTAAGTATATCTTAAACCACTATTAACTACCACGCCCAAAACCTACAGCTGTAAAACTAAATGTTTTATCCTGTACAGCATTTCCAGCATTTGTAAATTTTATTGTAAAACCACTTCCAGATATATTAGTTAATTCAAACTTATCAGTACCACCTAAGTCATTTGCAGTAATACCAATACTTGGAAGTTGTGAGCCTGCTGCAACATCAGTACCATTAGCACCTGTAAAAAACGCATGGTCAAAAGTAACAACAAGACCAGATGATGATGTACCAGAACTTAAATTGCTTTTCTGTTCAGTTCTTCTATCAAGTTCTGCCGTATAACCTAATTGATCTATTTCAATACTTTGAGCAGGGTCATCACTATCCATTTCACATCTAAATTTGAAACCTCTTCCTATATGTGTACCATTAGCAAACGTATTAAATGTCTTGTCTGTAAAATCACTATCTTGGTAACTAGAACCATTACTAGGTGCAGCAGTTGTTGTTGCCACTAATAATTTTGCATTAACATCAAATGCTGTTGCTGCATCAAAATCAGTCCATGTATCTATATTTGCTGTTCTTTTATCAATTAAATCATTAGGATAAAAGCCTTGCGTTACAAAATGTCTTGTTAGTCTTAATGGGTGAACAGAACCTAAATCTAAAATATTTGCAAAATCATAAGTGCCACCAGTAATATCAACAGCCCCTAAGAAATCAAAATCAGCAATAGCATCAAAATCTGTAACATCATCTAATAGCTCAAGAGATCCAAGAACTAAACCATTAACTTCATCAGAGAAAAAACAATCTACTTTTGTACCGCCAAAAGGAGGTGAATCTGTATCTTCTCTATCTGTAAAAGTAACTAATTTAGGTAAAGGATCAGGATTTGTAACTACAACTGATGCTTCTCCAGAACTTAATCTGCCACCATCATCTCTAAATTTTAAAATATACTCACCATCTATTGCTGGAACAAGTGTTTCACTGACAGATCCTGGTAATCTAGGAATAATGTCAACAGAATTAGTAAAAGTTCCAGTACCATTTAATAAATTACTATGCCTGACAACTACGTTTCCACCATGTATAACATCAACATCTGTTGACTGATTAAAACGTAAACGTAATAATTGATCTGATATTGGCTCTACTAGCAAACCTGTGACATCAGAAGGCACTGCGGTTTTACCTTCAGCTAAAAAAGTTAAGGTTGTAGCATCTATACTAGGCTCAAAAAATGCATTATAACTATGTACTTCAAACTCATAAGTTCCTAATTCACTATCAAATATTTCAAAAACAGGACTTTGTACAATAGTCGTTTGAAAACTTCCATTATTAAATTTATGTTTTACTGAATACTGTGAAACACCTGATACTGGTTGCCATGTAACGATTAACTTACTCACTGCTCTATCACCAAGAACAATGATTCTTTCTTCACCTGCAATATTACTTGGTGCTGGTTTTGGTTCTATTAAATTTGTAATAACAGGTATTGTTATAGATGCACCATCTTCAACAAAGGCATATTTATCTGGATTATGAAACATAGCTGCAATTGTAAATAAATTATTATCCTCTTTAACAGATATAACTTTAAAATCCTCAGTTTCTGTTGTTGCTCTTACTAACAACCACATCCCATTAGTCTGAGGCGCAGAACTATAAGCACTATCAACTGTAATAACAGAACCAGATATTGTAGATATTGTTTTTGTTTGCAATGTTCCGTCTGTAAGGATGACTGACAACTGATCGCCACTTGCTGCCTCTGTAGGTAAATCTTTTGTATTATCGACAGTAATTGCTGTTGTTGTTGCTGATGATATCCTTCCTGATCTTCGCAGCCCACTGCGAACAGGATCTTGAACAGTAATAATATCTCCAGGTCTTATAAGAGAACCCGCATCTGCTGTTGTTGTAAATGCAACTGTTTCTGTCTCATTGTTTTGTGTATAAAGATGCCACAAGCCCATCCTTCGTGCTTGTGCTTGATCACTGCATCCTATTGCTTCTATATTTTTCACAACTACACCATATTTCGATTGATTAGCAGTGGTATCTTCTACAGTTTCATACTCAAATGTTCTAGTTTCATTCTGAAAATATTTCACATTTACCACTGTATCTTTTGTAGTCTGACTAACGCCTGTATAAACAAAACCATCTTCAGTTACATTTGCATAAGAAAAGAAATAGCTGCTTGCTGTTGGTCTATCTTGTGAAAGTGTAATTTTGCCATCTTCATAAAATAATGAGGCTCTCATTATTGAGGCAATTTTATTTAGTAACGTATATGCTTGATGACTGCTTTGAATAACAATATTGCAACTAAATCTAGGCGATGTACCGCCTTGACCATTATCAATTAACTCAGAGTTATATTCTGATGCTGAATAAAATGCAAATTTATCTATTTCATCTTCAGTTACAAAATCACCAAAACCTGCCCTCGATTCTGTAATTATGTCATAAAGTACCCAAGCTGGATCATTGCAATATTCTTTAGCAGTTTTAAGTGTTCCATTGAAAGAACCACTAAATGACAAACTACCATCAGACCTTACAGTTGCATTGTGTGGAATTTTTACTAATCTTCCACGCACTCTATAAGTACGTTTTGGTATAGACCTAAATATTTCTGAGTCAAATCTTAATGCAGAAACAGCAGTATTTAGAAATGCACTTGGATCAAAAACTAATTCAGTTATTGATGTTAATTCAAATGCATTAAGCAATAAATTATCTGTACTATCTGCTGTTACTCTTGTGACAGTAACAGTAACAGGAAAATCAGAAGTTTCTATATCATCAGGAAAAAATATAATATGATCTTTGAAATATGGAGATGTAGTCTTACCAGTTACTCTACCTCCACCAGTATGTACATCACGATCTAATCCTGTTAAATTACCAGTTGTATTAATTTTTTTTAGTAAAGTATTTGCTTGATTTTTTAGTTCAATTGTATATTCAACTGTTGTACCAGAAATATTACCATCATCTTCAATCTTCTGTAGTCTAGGAAAACCTATAGTAACTCTGACACCTTCAGTAGATGTATCTGTGATAGTCACAGTTTGTGGACTAGCAACCGTAACAGTCACGCCTACAGATCTATCCCTTTCTGTTTCTTTTAGACCAGGTATTTTAGTTTGATCTGATGTTCCAAATCGTGGAATAAATCTTGGTCTATTTGAATCAGCAGTACCAAAATTAAAATCGCTATCATCAGGATTTGTGTTAGGTGCTGATTGTTTTAATACTTGTGTATTATTTAAAAATACATCCTTGAGGCTACAAACATTGTAATTATTTGTTCCTTGTGTAAGTCCAGCATTTATAGCGGAAGGAAAACCAGCTATCTCACCTTCTGCGATTACATCTACTAAAGTAACAAACTGACGAGAACCAATCTCGCCTTCTTTCATTTCATTATCGTAATATCTTATATTAAGCTGGCCTTCTACATCATTCTTCTTAAATCTGAGACTGTTTGCATCATTAATATTACTTGGAATAGTCATAATTAATCCTTAAATACAGGAGCAGTATCTGTACCTGATGACACGACAATAGACCCAGTAAACACCTCTCCATAAATCAGAGGGATGCAAACACCACTACGACTGACGTTTTGTATTCCACTAAATGAATAGTTAACCCTTGAATCAGTCTCACTTAATCCACTACCTACATCACCTACATTTGGTTGCTGCTGTGGAAATAACATATTAGTTACACCACTTATAGCCATTGATGTTCCAATAGCTGTTAGGACACTGCCAATTGCAACAAAAACTGCACCACCAATAGCGGTTGCAGCAGCACCAGCACCAAAAAATGCAGCAGCAACCCAAAACCAAGCACCAGATACTATAGGAATAATTCTAATATCTCCCTCACTATGTACTAATAAATCATCTTCTGTTTTTACAACATCATTATTTATAGTTATACGATACATATTTTGTTGTAAATGCTCATTTATGTAAGGATGATTACATACAAGATATTTATACACATCTTTCATATTTTTTACATTTGCATAATTTACATGCCATCCAACTAACTCTGCTAATCTTCCATAAACTTTTATTTTCCGTAAACCTTTTTCATCTTCTGTTCTATCTCTATCTATAAATTTATCTCTAGTAAGCATTGGCTTATACTTTTTGGGTTTTAATTCTTCTACACGATCTTTTTGAGGATCAAAAATAAACCAAGATAATCCAAGAAAATCACAATTTTTTATATCCTCCTCTGAGGCTGTTAAATCTCCATTTGGATGAGAATGACAGATATGTAAAACTGTTCCAGTTTCCTCTGCTTTTGCATAATCTTCTGGATCTATTGTAAAACTATTTGCACCTTCGATAGCTATATTTTTACAAGGATAATATTGTTGAGTACCATTTACATCTATAACAAGACCACATGATTCTTCTGGTAAAGAAACTTTTGCGTGATGTAAAGCTTGTTTTTGCCAAGTATTCATGCAAACGTACCAACAGATGGAAAATCTTTTCTTGTAATTATTCTCTTAGGTGCATTACGATTTTGCAAGTCTAAAGATGAAGTGCATTCAAATTCCACAAAATCTTTACTTTCTACAGTTTTTCTATCTATAAAAAATGTCTGGTTCTCATATGTATTATTAGCAGGTGTACCAAATGGATTTGTACCTGATTCAAAATTAGCGTTATCTAAAAATTTAAGCAAAGTAACAATTCTTTTAAACTTTGCACCATTTAAATCATTTTTTGGCGTAGTAAGGTTTGCTTGCGTCATTAATGCAGTCACAGTAGACAATATATTACTTATCCTTAATGTAGGTCTTGGCCTAGAAGTTCTTGTTGCTTGATATTCAAACCCATTTGCTTCTATAGGTATTCTTCTGTATGTATTACCTTGAAAAACAACATTAAATGTTGTATTCATGTTTATGCCATTATGAAATCTACTTACATCACTACTACCATGTAAAGCAGCAACTAAATGTATTTCAAAAAGTTCTATTTTTGCACTAGGATTTGCTTTTTGTAATTCTTCGGTAGGTATAGCCATTATGGTTCAAATACCTCCTCAAATGTAGCTGATATAGTTGCACGATTGGCAAAATTTATAGTTTTATTCCATTTTTTACAGACAAATTGTGAAGCACCTGTTTTTGTTACTGTACAATCACCAGATGTAGTTGCACTTGCACTTGCTGTTATAACAAAAGTATTTGCGTTAGTCAGTGAAACTACAGAGAAATCACCATCAGTTGCACTACCAGAAGTAAAATCAACAGTTATAGAGTCATTAGCAAATAATTGATGATCAGTAATAGTTATTGTTATTGTTGTACCGCTTTGTGTATATGTGCCTGTTTTTGAGTAATCCTCACCAGGAGGTGTGAATGTAAATGATGCCTGATCTAATGCTCTTTCATTTAAAAAATATTCAATTGTATCGCTTTCCGCTTCTGTAATATTTTTAAATTCAAGATTATAATTTTTAGGATTTTGATGTGCTGCGATGCCTATTAGCTGACGCTGCTCAAATCCATCAGCATAGCGTATGGTTTTTATATTAGGTTGACTTATTTTACGTTGTCCAAATGAAGGATTAATTGAAGGAAAAGTAGCCATAATTATGCATTAGATAGTAGTCCACCAGCACGTTTTTGTGCAATTAATTCAGCTTGTATAGCTTGAGCTAATACATTACCAAATTCATTTGCCTGACCAGTATTTCCTTCTACAGAAGAACCTGATGCATCTACGTTTACAACAATATTAGTAGAACCTCCACCAGTTGACTCAACTCCTAAATTACCAGACCGTCCACGTTTTAAAGGTAGTATTGCTTCTGCACCTGCCTCTCCCATTAAACCTATACCATTAGCAAAAGGAAAAACTGTAGGTTTGTTTACTATGCCACCTTTTGCGTAAGCTTGCATTTTTCCTTGTTTACCAAAAACACCACCTGTAGCATTGAAATCAAGACCTAAATTAAAAACTTTATCTAAACCTTTAACAATTGGCATCATCACCTTTTGTCTTATTATTATTCTGTTTATGTCTTGTATAAGTGATCTTGCAAAATCATTAAAATTCAATTTACCTGTCATTGTAAATTCTACTAATGCATCTTCCATACCTTTAAATGCACTAGCAAAAGCGTCTTGTATTTGCTTACCAAGATCTTTTATTGTATTTAAATAATCTTGTGCGCCACCTTTCATACCATCAAAAACCTTAGAAGTTGTGTTAGATAGATCTTTTGTAGCATCATTTAATTCTTCTGTAGCTTGTTTTTGTTTTATAATTTTTTCTACTGCTGCATCAAATTCTGGTGAACCAAAAACTTCCTCTACAGTTTTACCTGATTCTTTAAATATTTTTGCTAATTCATCTTTATAATCTACAGCAGGTTGCAATGCATTATTTATTGTTTTTTTAGTATCTGGATCAATTGTTGGTATAAATGAAGTTGTTTGAATATTTTCAATAAATTGTCCTAAACCAGGTATTTTTTTAAAACCTTCTAATGTGTCACCTAATGCTTCTATAAGTTTATTGACCATTTCAGCCACCTTATTAAATATCTTTGTAACTACTGTTGTAAAAGATTTAAATATGCCACTAACAATATTTGCTATATCAGTTGCAACTTTTGTTAATACACGTTTAATTCCACCAACATTATTGACAAAATTTGTTATAAATTTTTTAATAGCTTTTTCATTATCATTTAAAAAACTAATAATTTTAGTTGTTGTGTCTTGAAAACCTGCACCTATATTTGCGAACAAACCACCAAAGTTTTCTTTGAACTTACTAAATTCTGTTGCTAATCTATCACCTGCTGCTGCTGGAGATGATGCTAATATTTCTGCATTTTTTCCATAATTTGCAAAAAGATGTTTTGCAAAACCCATGAAATCATCTAATGTAACCTTACCTTGCTCTAATGCTTTATCTAATTGTGCAGGTGTTTTATCCATTGATGCTGCAAACAATGTAAAAGCTCCAGGGAGTCTCTCACCAAGCTGTTGTCTGAGCTCTTCGGCCGATACCTTACCTTTACTAAATACCTGACTTGTAGCAACCATAGCTGCACGCATATCTTCTAATGATCCACCAGTACCTCTTATACCAGAAGCAATTGATAAAAATACCTCTTGTGCATCTTCAACTGATTTACCTGCACCAACTACTGATGCTGTTAAGGATGTAAATTGTCTTACTATGACATCTTGTGGTATTGCTAATTTTTCACTAGTCTCAGCAAGAAATTCTTGTGCTTTGTTAAATTTTTCAGTGTCTTTTACAACTAATGCCAAAGCAAACTTTTGTTGTTTTAAAGACGCAGTATATACACCAATCTCACCAATAGATTTACGCAGTTGACCAACTTGCGCACCAATAGCTGCACCTGCTGCTGCTCCAAAAGGACTACCTGTAACAGCTAATCCAATACCACCACCAACTAAACCTTCTACACCTCCGAAAACGCCACCTGCTGCGACTGCTCCTAATCCTCTTGCTAGTCCTCTTGCTCGTCCTCCAATAGTTTTTCTTTTCTCCATTTTTGCCAATTCTCTATCTAATCTTCTGGCTTCTCTAGTTGCTTCTTTAAATTCTCTTGAAGTTATATCAACACTATTTGCTAATTCTTTATATGTATTTGATAAAGCTCTAGTTCTATTTATTGAATTAACACCTTCATTTTGTAGTTTTCGTAATTCTTGTGTAAATTTTTTAGTATCTAAACCAGCATTTTTTGCATTGTTTTTTAATCCTTGTAATGAATTTGTTAAGCCACGAAGTTCTTTTACACCTTTAACATTTAATATTACGTCTAATTGTGTTTTTTGATCAGCCATTATTTCTTATCCTTTTGCATCATTCTAAGTGC